TATCAGAAGCAAAAGAAGAAAAAGAAAGACTTGAAGAAGAGTTACATAATGAATATACTTATGAAGGATGAGGAATTACAATTGGGTAAGTAAATATATAGGAAATAAAGGAAAATAAATGACATTACAACCAAGTGCAGCGCCAGATTGAGAATTACTTGATCTTGATCAAACAGAACAGGAATATGTTTTGTTTGATTCTGTTGTATGTGAAAAAACAGACATAAGTGGATTCCCAATATTTTATTATATTAAATTGAACACAGAAGATGCTGATTATTTGTATGGTGAAGATCAGAATACAAAATTCACAGAAGGATACAGAACTAAACTTATATATGAACCTTCTGAAGAAGTAGATGTATTGACTGTATTTGGTATGACAAGTGATGATACATTACAGTATGCTCAAATACCAAAAACAATCTTTTCAAGAGATGTTGAAAGAAGTTATTTGATTGATTATACAGAAGAAACAGAACTCCAACCAAAAGTTGGTGATTGTATAAGAACTCTTTGAAATAACAAAACATATGAAATTGTTGAATATGGGTCTGAACAGAATATATTTCAAGGTAAGAAACTTATTTGAGAATGAATACTTAGACCATATAGACATGGTGAAGAAAGTCAATCAGCAGAAGATATGTTATTTGATACAGTTGATGAAGATGATTTTCCAGACATTAATGAAACAACTACTACAGAACCATTATCAGCATATGGTGAAAATAAAGAAATACAAGATGAAAGTAATACTGTTGAAGATTATTCAGATATTGATACTTCTTATTATGGATATGATACATTGGAATAATATATGGAACAACATTTTTTCTTTAAATCATTCAGACATACTATAATACAATTTCTTAATATATTTAATGGAATGAGAATCGCTAAGTATGATAGTGATGGAACAATATTAAAATATGTGGATATTCCACTAAAATTTGCCCCTAAACAGAAATTTTATACATGATTGAATGATAGAACACATGAAAAACGATTTCCTATAATGGGAGCATATATAACAGATATTGTCCCTGCCTCAACATTAAGAGGTGATAATAAAATGGTGAAAACATTCACCACAGATAATAAATTGAGAGAAAACTTCATTCCCTATAATATCTCATTTACACTTTCAATGGCATCTTTATATATGAATGAAACAGATCAAATGCTTGAACAAATATTACCATATTTTACACCATATGTAATGACTAGAGTACAAGTACCTGAAATAGATAGTCATTTTGATTGTAAGGTTATATTAAATGGAGTTTCACCAGATTTTGAAATAAACATGAGTGATGATGAATATAGAATAGTAAAATGGGATTTATCATTTGAAGTTCATAGTTATTTAATAAAACCTGTCAGTGATCCATCAATTATAAATGAAATATATCTTCAGTTCAAAGATTTGGATTATTATGATCCATCTACATATCCTGCTTCCGGTAGTGCAGGTTTATTTGAAACAATGCACATAACAGGATATAAAGATGAATCAGCAGAAATTATATGAAATTATGAGATATTGGAGTAATTTATGACAAATTTTTCATACATGCCAGCATCACCAGATAAATTTGTATTTACATTTTCTCAACTTCCAATATCAGATAATGTTATTGATAACAAACAATTATCTTTACATTTGTTTGATGCTGTCATTCCAGGCATCAGTTTTGAAACAGAAGATGAAGATTGACAAGGATTTCAAACAAGTTCCATATATGGTATGTTAACATTCAATGAGTTCAATGCTAGTTTTACAGTTGATGAATTCTTTGAAAACTGAAAAATTATATTCAAATGAATGACACATATAAATAATAACAAAGATAAAGTTGGTACATCAAAAGATAATTATACAACTGATGCTAATCTCATAGTATATGATAATTTCAATTCTTCAATAATGACACTTGGATTTGTTTCTGTATTTCCAACATCAATGGATGATGTTCAAATTTCATATAGGGACAATGAAGGTTATTTATCTACAAATGTAAATTTTTCTTATGATTATTATGAGATAAAATAAATATAAATAGTATTGAGAAAAAAAAAATTAGGAGGATAAGATATGGCTTTCTACCTATCACCAGGGGTATATGTAAAGGAAATAGACCTTTCAACAACTATTCCTGCAGTATCTACATCAATTGGTGTGATTGCCCTAAGGCAGACATATAAAGGCCCTGAGTATGAACAAACCTTAATCACAACAGATGATCAATTGAAGGATAAATTTGGTTATCCAACAACAAATTCATATAAAGACCTATTATCTGCAATGGGATTCTTGAAATATGGTAATAAACTATATTGTACAAGAGTTATGCCAGAAGATGCTACATTTGCAGGAACAATTGCTGTAACTGGATATGGAACTGATTATAACACATATTCTGATTACTACACTATTGATTCAACAGGTAGTGTTGATGCATCAGAAGATGATGGTCCATACAGTTACACATCACTTGGAACAACTGATACAACTCAGTTTCCAGACCAAGTAAGTTCTTCAATGTTGACTGATGAACCTCTTTGATTCATCACAAATTCAAGAGGTAAATGAGGAAACAATGTAAGATTACTTGTTTATGATAGAGATTTGTATGACTCTATTAGATATCTTGATACTGATAATTCAGTTCTTGATACTCCAAGTGGAGTAACAGTAACAGCAGAATCAAGTGCTGCTGCACTTGATATGTATAACAATCATACAGAAGCATTCAACACAATTCTTGACCTTGATACACCAATGACATCAGATTATCAATTTGTTGTTGTGGTTCAAGCAAAAGATCAAGGTGAATCAAACTGAGAAAATAAAGAAATTTATGTTTGTTCAATGGATGAAACAGAAATTGATGATCAAGGTAGTTCACTATTTGTTGAAACAGTAATTAATGAACAATCAAACTATGTCAGAGTATCAGCAAACCCAAGTTATATTACTGATACTGAAACTGATAGAGGTAGAATTACTATTGGAACAAAAACATTTTTACAACTTGAAGGTGGTAAAAATGGTGTCTTTGGAAGACATGATGATGTAGATGCTCAAGCAGCAGAAGATGCTCTTGTTATTGAAGCATATGAATTATATGATAATCCAGAAGAAATTGATGTAAATCTATTTATTGATGCAGATAAGGGTGTTACTGTAAAACAAAAACTTATTGAGATTTGTGAGACTACAAGAAAAGACAGTTTTGCAATTATTGATGTTTTGAGATCACATGTTGTTAATAATAAGGGTAATGAAGCTACTGATATGGTAAAATGAAGAAAGGGACAAGCTGGTTCAAATTTCAACCCAAATACATCTTATGCAGCACTTTATGGTAACTGATTAGAAGTATTTGATAAATGAAATAAAAAATATAGATGGATTCCCTGTTCAGGACATATGGGCGGACTATATGCAAATACTGATCAAGTAGCAGATGCATGATGAGCACCTGCAGGACTCAATAGAGCAATCTTAACAAGTGTAAGAAGACTTGCATGAAATCCTACACTTGGACAAAGAGATATTCTTTACCAATCAGGTGTAAACCCAATTGTAAGTTTCTCAGGACAAGGTAAAGTTGTATGAGGTCAAAAAACACTACTCGATAAATCTTCAGCATTCAATAGAATCAATGTAAGAAGACTGTTCTTGGTACTTGAGAAGGCAATCAGTAAAGCATCAAAATACTTCTTGTTTGAACAAAATGATGAAGTAACATGGATGTTGATGTCTAATATGATTGAACCTTTCCTAAGAGATGTCAAGGGAAGAAGAGGAATTTATGATTTCTTGGTTCAAATTGATGAAAATACAAATACACCAGAAAGAATAGATAGAAATGAATTATGGGGTAACATATTCATTAAGCCAACAAGAGCTGCTGAATTTATTGTATTGAACTTCATCGCAACAAAAACAGGTGCTAGTTTCTCTGAACTAGCAGAAGCGTTAAACCCATAATATAAATAAATTGAAATAAGGAGAATAGATAATGGCTGTAAATGGTTTCAATATAAATGATTTCAAAGCGAATTATCAAGACTTAGCACGTCAATATTTGTTTATGATAATGGTAAACTATCCTGGCGGAGCAGGTGCAGTTCTTGGAACAGATAGAACTAAGTTTCTTGTTCAATCATCTACAATGCCTGAAAGTACCATTGACCCAATTGAAGTAAACTGACAAGGTGTCATTTTCCCATTGGGTTCAACACATACATTTGCTGATTGAACAGCAACATTTAGACTTGATAATGCAGCACAATTAAGAAAGGATTTCTTGGGATGACAAAATCTAATTCATAATCCTGAAACTAATGTTCATGGTTCACCAATTGATTATATGGCAGATCAAGAAATTTGATTACTAAATACTCAAGGTGAAACAATGATGAAGATGCAACTTGTATCTGCATGACCAACAGTAGTTGGTGAACTCACTCTTGATTATTCAGCAAAAGAAATTCAAACATTTGATGTTACATTCAGATATATGTATCATAGAGAATTATAAATTATATATAAAGGAGTTCTTTAAATATGTCAAATCTGAAAAAATATCTTGATATATATAAAACAACAGTAAAATTACCTGGAAGTGGGGAACAAGTTGAAATCTCCCCACTTACCACAAATGACATAAAAAAACTGTTAGTATATGAAGATCAACCTAATTTTATATTAGGTGAAAAAATTATGGATGACATCTTACTTGAGTCAACAGAATCAAAAATTGACATTCATAATATGTATTTGAATGATAGATACTTTCTGTTCCTTGAAATAAGAAAAATTACTAAAGGAACAGAATATTCCTTTCAAATCTCATGTCCTCAATGTGGTAATCAATCTGTTCAAACAATTGATCTGAATAAGATCAAAGTGAATACAGCAGTAAATGATAGAGAATCTGAAGTAAAAATCCTTGATGATAAAATAACTCTTCATCTTGACTATGTAACAAGAAAAGAACAGTTTGAAAGTTTCAAAGAATTGAACTTGGAAGGAATGAATGAAAGACAACAAAGAGTAGAATTAGAACTTGCTCAGTTTGCTTTACATGTAAAGAAAATTGTAACACCAGAAGGTGAAGAAAAATTATCATTCAAAGATAAAATAGAATTTTTAGGTGAATTAAAAGATTCTGAATTTGAAGGAATCCAAGAATGATTCAATAAATATGATTTTGGTATGGACTTCAAAATGAACATTACATGTCCTCATTGTGAACATGAAAAAGAAGAATCTATACCACTAAACAATTTTTTTGACTAAATAAACTGTTTTTAATAGATACAACAATGGAAAATGTTATTGAACAACAATATATATTAGCAAAGAAAGCAAATATATCAGTATTTGATAGTGGAAATCTAACAGATTTTGAAAGAGATATTTACTACAACCTAATAGTAAGAGATGCTAGAAAAGAAGAAAAAGAGTTGGAAAAAATAAATAATAGTTAGATACACTCACTTGGTATAAGACCAATGGATTCTATAGGGAGTCTGAAGAGTGAATTTTCAAATTCATTCCAGACTCCCTTTTTATTTGGAGAAAATTATGGCTAATGGAGATAGAACACTTAGAGAAAGAATAAGTGAAGATGTCCAACAAGGATTCACAAGAGTTTCAGGTGTGTTGGCAGGACATACAAGAGAAATTGTAGGGGACGCACTTGGTTCTCTTATAGATGATGTAAAAGGAATAACAGAAGGTGCCTTTTCCTTTCTCAAAAGTGGTGTTGTAAGTATATGGTCACTTATTGCTGGCCGTAATCCAATGAATGAAATGGAAGAACAAACTGGTCTTTTAACAAAATTATTGGACCAATTCAAACTTTGAAGAAAATCACAAGCAAGAGACTTTACAGAACCAGAACAAGAAATTGGTGCTATTGGATTTATAGGAATAATAGGTGCTGCTCTTGGTATTGCCGCAGGATCAATAGCAGCATTAGTTTTAGGATTGGTAAAATCATTTACAATACCATTTGAAGTAACAGGTAGAGCATTAAAAAAATTGACTCCTATATCAAAATGATTTTCTGGTATAATACGATTTATTGGAAAAACAAAATTAGGTAATGTATTGGGAAGAATGTTTACTATGGTAAGTAGATTTGTTAGTAGAACATTCTCAATTATAGGAACTATAGGTAATGTA